TATTGTAAAAGTCAATTAAATATTTTTTGTATATCTATAGTATATGTCCGAAATTATAGATATGTATAAACATCGAGATATTCCTGATTTAAATGGAATGCTAGATTATAATTATCAAAATAAGCGAAATATAGAAAAACATAATTTTATGTTGTATGAGCTATTAATCAAAGCAGATAAATATGTCAAGCGGAAAAGGAACGGAAGTTGTTTTAACTATAATGTAACCAAAATAAATATGATTTCTCAAATACCAAAGCCAGCTATTTATGATACCTCGTTTTTTCCAAAAGAAATACAAACCTATATTGATGATAATGCAGAGAATGCACTTACATTTCGCTGTAAAATAAAGGACCGAACTGTTTCGGTTACATTTACTTTATTTGATTCACTACAATCAGAAACAGTACTAATGTTAAGCCAATCTATTTACAAAATATATATGTGGGTGTATATACTCGATTCATTCTCAAGTGATCGCTGTTCTAAAAATCTAAATCTATATGTATATTTAACTCCCTTTAAAAAATCACTTCCAAATAATCAATTAACTACCTTGGATTCTGTACATGTGAATAGTGGATTTACCACGGGTTGTAGAGAAGACACTGATATTGTATTGTATCGAAGCGAAGAATGGTTTAAAGTATTTATTCATGAAACATTTCATAATTTTGGATTAGATTTCTCTGATATGAATTTGTCACACGTGAACAAAAAAATGCAATCCGTATTTAATATGAATATTGAGTATAATATATATGAAAGTTATTGCGAAACATGGGCTAGAATCATAAATACGATGTTTTATACTTATTTGTCTATTCCCTCGAAAAAACGAATCGATTATTCATTGTTTAATACACATTTTACTTGTAATATGAATAAGGAATCTAGTCATTCGTTATATCAATTGTCAAATATTCTATCGTTCTTAGATCTAAGATACGATAATGTGACTACCAAGTCACTGGATAACGCTACCATATGCAATCATCTGTATAGAGAGAATACCTCGGTATTTAGTTATTACATCATATCCGGATTATTAATGAATAATTATAAAGATTTTATTCACTGGTGTTACACTAATAATACTATGATGATTAAATTTAAAAAAACTCCTACTAATCTAGACAAATATATTGATATCGTATATAAATCGTCTCGAAACAAAAATGTCATTAAAAATATTAACAGTTTAGAGTATAACTTTGTAGGCGGTAATCTTAATGTCACACCATCTATGAAAATGAGCTCATTGGATACATCAAACACCATCTAATTGTAGTGATATTCGCAATACTCATAGGCGATCAGTTGTTTTTTTTTACATCTTTTACCGTCGTCGCATATATGCATACAGCTGTATTTTGATTTTTTGTAAGAAAACATTCCGTTTTTCAAGGTGCGCTTGTTCTCTCTCCAAGCACGAGACGCTTCGTCAAAATCTATAGTAGTATGATCATTTTCCATCACGTTCTACCTACCGTGTTCACTATAGTACTATCTAATTTGTAGATGTAATTTGTAACTATAGATTGTAGTAAAGTATTTCAACATTTCAATTTTATTGTAATGTTGAAATATAGATAAAATTGAAATAATCAAATCTACAATGTATGCTGTAATTATAACTCATTACATAAATATCCTATTATTATGGGAATTAAATACTTGAATCGATATATTCAAACGGAATGTAAAACATCTATCAAACAGATACATTTATCTGAATTATCCAATAAGAAAATTGTTATTGACACTAGTATTTATCTATACCGATATGTTGCAGACAACACATTATTGGAAAACTTTTATTTGATGATCTCCATGTTTCGCAATTATAACATAATACCACTCTTTGTATTTGATGGACGACCTCCGAAAGAAAAATTTGAGTTACTGAGAAAAAGAAAACAGGACAAGATAGAGGCCGAAAACAAATACAACGAATTAAAAAAAACACTAGATGTCGTAGAAGACGATACTGATAAGAACCTTATTCTTACTAAATTAGAAACGCTGAAAAAAGATTTTGTAAAAATAACTCACAAAGATATTGAAAATGTGAAAATGTTATTACAAGCATATGGTGTGTCCTATGTAGATGCCCCGGGTGAAGCAGACAAATTATGTGCTAAAATGGTATGCAAGAACAAGGCTTATGCCTGTCTAAGTGAAGATATGGATTTATTCGTATATGGTTGTACAAGAGTCTTACGATATCTAAGCCTTTTAAAGCGAAATGTAGTCATGTATGATATGAGAGGTATTTTACCAGAGTTGCAATTATCGATGGACGAATTCAAGAGTATTTGTGTGGTTTCTGGCACAGATTATAATCCAGTTAATGAAAAAATTAATTTGTTTCAAGCGATGAAATATTTTAAAAAATACAAGAAGCATAAAGATAGTGACAAATGTGATTTCTTTACATGGTTGGACGCTAATAGCAATTATATTGATAATATATGTGATTTATATAATATTGTAGAAATGTTTGACTTGAGAGCGATGGATGAATTTAAACCCTATGAAAAATTAACCATTGTAAATGGCCCTGTCAATTTAAGTAATCTAAAAGTGGTTATGGAAAAGGAAGATTTTATATTCATTTAATCACTTTTGTGACTAAATGAATATTTACATATTTTGTTTCTAGTGTGGTTTTGTATTTTTTGTTTCTAGTGTGGTTTTGTATTTTTTGTTTCTAGTGTGGTTTTGTATTTTCAATTATGCGGTAGCGGCAATCTTGTCACTAGCCTTGGCGAAATGGGGAGACATAAACTTCTGGAGGTTGAAGTAGGTAAGCTCCTCACCCTTCTTGAGCTTAAGAAGACCAGTAAGCTTCTTATCGGCAATAATCTTGCGACCATTGTCCTTATCTTGAAGCTTGTGCTCGCGGATATAGGTGTTGATCTCGCGAGTGACCTCGGTACGAGCCATCTCGGATCCCTCGGGCTTTCCAAGGAAAGCGGCGAGCTCGTTAGAAATGAGGGTGGGCTTCACGAAACCAGAAGGAGCACGGTTTCCAGTCTTTCTCTTGCGCTTTTGGCTGAGCTTGGCAGCGGCCTTGAGCTCGCGTCCTACTTGACGCTCAAGTCCACGAAACTCGGTGCGAAGAGCAGACATTTGAGAGCTGACAGCTTGAAGCTTGCCCATAAATCCACCAAACTGAGCAAATACAGTACTGATAGGAGCAGCCTCCTCTGCGGGAGCAGCAGCCTCTACGGCGGGAGTGGCCTCCACGACGGGAGCAGTCTCAATGACAGTTTCAGTTTTCTTAGCAGCAGCAGTCTTTGTTGTTCTAACCATTATACACTTATAGGTCATATCTTTTTAAGTGTTTTTACGCATTATATATTATAATGTTTATGCCTGTACTCAGTGCTAAAATATCACTAAATATATTTATTAACAACCGCGCGAATTTTAATGGGCGACAGATTGATATAACCAAGGTAGGCTATTTCTTGCCGAATCACTTACTAGAGTTAATGCTGCTAAAACATAATAAGCACCCAATGATTGATTTTCGCGATTTCCACCAGTTTTAACTAAATATTCAATAATTCTAACTGCGTTTTTTAGCAACCCTTCGTTAGTCTGATTTTGCGCTAAATGTAATTGCATTCCCGTGAACGGATTCCCGTGTGGTGGAACGATTTCTCTCATTGTGGTTGGCGATAATTGTGCTCTATAATTCCATATATCATATACTTCACGAATAAACAACACTAACATATGTCTAGGTAAGCTTGTAAACCATTCACTGTCGGCATAATTACCCAATTCATTTATATGTTGAAATAAAGCAATGATCCTCATTTCCATTTGTTTCTTTGGGTCGACGGTTTCTACTTCATTATGCAGTTCATGATTTATCTTTGCTAATTTAGCTAATTTCAAATATCTAAAAAATTTATTTATATTGCGCTTCCCAATAACATTTCTATTGTATGGGTTCATTGGCTCTGTGCGGTTTGTCAAATTTCTTGACTTCGATACTAACTCTGAAAATGATATGATATCACATCCGTAAACATTGCCTTCTTTATCTTTGAAACTAAAAAACTGTTGTTGTTGAATTTCGCTTATAGGCTCTAGTGTAGCAAAATCCGTATCATTTATACAAATAGTTCTATCCATTAATGCAGGCCCAGCAAACTTCAAATAAGATCGGAGTAAATTCCCTCTTACACGACTCTGTATTTTTATAGCGTAGAGAGAATACTTCAAATAATTATATATCCTGTTTATTAGCTCATCCTTATTACCAACCTTTCGTATTTTATAATAAACACACATCTCTTTTAACTGAGACACTTTGTATTGAAAATTGAGCAGATTGTCGTGCTCTTCTAATTTTAATACTTTAAATTCAGAATCTGCAATTTTTCTTCCTTTTTTAATATTCGAAACATTATCAAATAATTTTTTATTTAAGTGTGAAGTTGGTGTTAACCTTTTTGTGTTCATTACTATATACACCTAAAATATATTTATATCATAATTGATTACATCATATTTTCTCTCTATACATTGTACGACCCAAGCATACAATCGCACATAATTTCTTGACACAACTATAAATGCTATGAAAAACAAAATGAAATAAATATTTTTGTTATCATAATCAGTATTGAATATTTAGCATATTTTTACAAATATAAAAAAAAATTGATTTAAAGAATATTCATCTATATAAATTAATAACAGTAATGGCAATGAGTTCTAAGACTATTCTTTCCGGTACCGATTTTACACCCGCTTCAGATATTAAATACTCCAAACCTAAGGTTGACGCCAGAGGTAGTAAGAGTATTGGTATTTTGAATGCGAGTGCTAATACTGCGACTTATATTTCTACACCACTTATGCTAACATGGGGCGTAAGTGATTATGAGGGCAATGAGCGTTACGAGATGGCTCTACAATTTCCTAATACCGAGTATGCTACACCCGATACGACCAGTTTTATGGAGAATATGATTGCATTTGAACAAAAAATCAAGACTGATGCTATTACCAATGCCAAGGAATGGTTTGGAAAGGCGAAGATGAGTGAGGACGCGATCGACGCACTGTGGACGCCTATGTTGAAGTATCCTAAGGACAAGAATACGCTCGAACCCGACACTGATCGTGCTCCTACTTTAAAAGTGAAGATTCCTTTCTGGGAAGGTGAGTGGAAGACAGAGCTGTATGATGTGAATCAGAATGCCATCTTTCCCGATCCTGATGGTGGACCACATACACCTAAGGATTTGATCGCCAAGGGAACGCATGTAGCGGTTGTTCTACAATGTGGTGGTCTATGGTTTGCGAATGGTAAGTTCGGTGTAACCTGGAAGCTTTTCCAAGGAGTCGTCAAGCCGAAAGCCACGATGCGCGGTAAGTGTCATATTCAACTATCAGGCGAAGATAAAGAGAAGATGGTGAAGCAGACTCTTCCCGAAGATGAGTTCGAGGAGGAAGAAGATGAGCCTGTATCCACAGAAGTTGATGATTCCGACGACGAGGAGTCTATTAAAGAGGAGGTTGCTGCCGCAATTGAAGTACAACAGCCTGAACCTGTTAAGAAGAAGGTCATTAAGAAGAAGGTTGTCAAGAAGGCAGAGTAATTCAGTCAAAAAACAAATCAAATCAAATCAAAAATCAAAATAAATCAAAAATCAAAATAAATTATTATCTTATTGTAATGTAACTAAATAAATATTTTTTTCGATATTTATGTAGTAATTCGTTTCTTAGAAGGGAAACCGTATATCATTTTTCTTTTCAGGTGATGTAATAAAATTGATGAATAATATTAAATGGAATTTATATTATATTAACAATGACGACAATTCAATTGCACAATTTAGATTGTCTTGAATATATTGCTACCCTCGAATCGAACAGCATTGATTGTATTATAACAGACCCTCCTTACTTCATCGATAAATTAGATAATAAATGGTCTTCGAAAGATATTAATGAGGATAAAAAAAACAGTCATATCAAACATCTACCAAAGGGAATGAAATTTGATAAAAACCAAGTAAAACAATTATACGATTATTATTTTAAATTATCTACATTGCTATTTGACAAACTAAAGCCGGGTGGATATTTCCTATCATTTTCGTCTCCTAGGTTATACCACGCAATTGCAATGGCGTGTGACTTGGCTGGTTTCGAAATTCGCGATATGATCACTTGGACATATACACAAACCATGCCAAAAGGAATGAGTGTAACGCATATCATCAATAAGATGGACCTCGGGGCGGAAGAAAAAACAAATTTAATAGAAGAATACAAAGATTTCAAAACACCTCAAATCAAATCTTGCTTTGAACCTATTTGTGTAGCAATGAAACCTATCGGTAAGTTGACATTTATCAAAAATGAACTGGTGTTTAAAACCGGATTGTTGGATTTTTCACAAAAAGTCGGAAAGGATAATGACAAAGTACCCGCCAATGTTATTACTACAGACGAATTCAATGATATATACGATAAAAATTTCTTGGTTGCAAAGCCGACTAAGAAAGAAAAGGGCGTCGACAATTCACACATTACAGTGAAACCAATTCATCTTATTGAACATCTAATCAAAATTTTCAGTAAAAAAAACGCACTAGTCTTAGATCCATTTCTAGGAAGTGGAACAACTGCAGTTGCTTGTAAAAATACAGACAGGCGTTGTATCGGTGTCGAAATAAACACCGAGTATT